AACGGAACTACGCATACATGGCAGGGATTAAATCTAGATCAAAGACCAAACTGGACTCAATCAAATCCTGGAGATGCCTTTCAATTTACAGAAGTTTATCAAGCACCTGGAATGGAATCCGTAACCGATATAACTCGAACGATCCAAAGCACAAGCGTAACAGATACCACAACTATCTTCTCGCAATAAGTCTTTTAGGCAATCCTGTATTAGCTAATACTTCTAATACTGCTGCTCCCTCTGCTTCTGCTAGTGGTTCAGTCTCTAATTTTGCAACGCAAGTTTTAGGTGGACCAATGGTAGAAAATACATACGGAAATAATATTAAGTGTTCTGGACCACAGATGACCGTTAGCCCATTCGTCACCACTTCGTTTAACCAAAAGCGACCACAGGACTACATTTATAGTACGCCCGTATACGATCCAACAGACGCAAACGATGATGGTGTGCCAGATAATCCAGGGAATGTACTTTACTATCAAGAAAACTATAGTGGTAACAAAGATTCTCTTGGACTTAACTTTGGATTTGCACTTACATTCAATATTCCACTAGACAAAAGGTTTCAAGATTCTTGTCTTGATGCAGCCAACACACAGATAAATTTACAGAAACAAGAATTAAATGCAAAGTTGCTTAACTATGAAATAGCAAGATTGAAAAATTGTGGAGAGCTAATGTTAAAGGGAATATATTTCGATCCTAAAAGTAACTTCGCAAAATTATGTGAGGGGGTCGTTGTTCAACCGCCTCCAAATCAAGTTATCCCACATACTCATAAATTAGTCCAGTAGATAAGTCACGGGTATTAAACTCATCTACGGATAATTATTCTACATCTTTTTTCTTCTTTGTCAGCTTCTTTATTAGATTTTTTACTAGGGGTTTGACAATATTAAGCAGTAGTGGAGTAGAGGCAGCAACAGTAGCAATAACAGCAGTGCTAACAAGCTGTGGAGGATTCGGTATGTACTGCTCGATGAATTTAGTACTTTCATACAAGGTTACACATTCAGTACCATCTTCGCTTCTTTCATGCCCTATGACACGTTCCAGTTTAAATTCGTTACGATAATCTCCAACTCGTTGATCTTTTTTGCCAGGACAGGCAACAAAAAGCGGATCATCTTTTTTCTTTTTTGGTTCGTATTTTGGAGGCTCTACTGTGGGCTGGACAAATTCTTGTTCCTTATTTTGGGGGGTTTGTGATTGTGTATATACAAATTCGTTGGGGTTGTACTGTAAAGGTTCAAAACTAGGAATACTGAAATTACCACATTCTGTATATGTGCCATATTCATCTTTATCACTATCAATAAGACTTGTAAGATTATTTCTATGTACTCTTACACAACCAGGAATATCAACTATAGGTTTACTTATATTATTTAATGTTTGTATATCAGTTTTCCATACAGGTATTTCATGTATTTCAACTTTATTTATGTCAAAACGGGGTATATCAATCGAAGGCATCTCTTTTCTTTAACACTTCTACTTCTGAAAAGCATTTAGGACAAGATAAGTTAGTCATTACAGAAAACTCAGGATAAGTCGGCATAGAATCATCTATATCAATATCACCACCCCAAATTAATTCAGTATCGCACCAGTAACAGTTCATTTTAAATAAAATTAAAATTAATAACTACTTTTCTTTTTTCATCAGTGCATGGTATTCCTGCGTGTTTTATATGTGAATTAAAAATAACTACTCTATTTTCCATACTTTGTACCTTTTTATCATTTTCAAAAAGTGTATAACCATTATTAGTGTTAATGTAAATTATTGCTGTTTTGCATTTAATATTAAAATCTGTATGGAAATCTCTTGTTATAAAATTTTCTGTCGCAATATTTAAGTTTGCTTTTACTCGTAATATTGCAGTAGTAACTAATCTATCTGCATAAGGTTTGATTATCTCTCTCCATCGGGGGTATTCACTTACCATGCCGTTTAGAGGGCTATAAAATGAATGTACAAATTGAAATTCTTTACAGTTGTCTGGATATGGGTCTTTAGTTACTGAATCATTGTAAAACCAAGGAAAACCATAATCCATCATTAAACTTTGAATTAATTTAAACTCTTCATCATTTAAAAAATTATCAATTACTTTCATTTACTACTTTATAACAGGCATTGATGGACCAGTAATTTTTGGTAACCCTTGATCTAACATCTTTGGCATCATTCCTTGTACATTTCCAAGAATCTCATTCATAACTTGGCTTTTAAAGTTTTCAGATGTTACATATTTATATCCAAGATACGCTCCACCACTCATAGAAGCTACCATTACAAATGAGATAATACTCAAAACATTAGCTATTTTTTGAAACATGATAAAATTTGCGGTTTTAAAAGCTATGTCCGTTATGAGCATAGCGGTGTTATTACTGATTATAGGTCTGTCACCTTTATACGTCACATTAGGATTAATGCAACGTCAGATGGTAGAAAAATTTAAGTAGGCTTTTTAGTTTTATTTGATTTTATAAGATCTTCACAAGCTTCAATTCCGCCATTGATTTGGTGAATTTTTCTTTCACAGTTTTCCATAACTGTTTTTGCCTCTTGATAATTTTTTGCAATCTGTTGTAATTCAGATTTTAATGCCTCTACTTTTTGTTCTGGGCTGATCGTCATTAAATTAATAGTGTATTACTATAGTATAGTATTAATGTGTATTAGTTTCAACTATCTTATAAAATATTCTTCAACGGTATCGCTAACATCCCTCATTTTAATCCAACGATCATTTACAACTTGTCCTTTTAATACTTTTACCTGTCCAATCAAACCTATAATTGACCATTCATCTCTTTCTTCTCTTGGAGCGTATGTTTTAGAAGGGTCAAAGTCGGGATTCATACGATAATGTGTAAACTTTTTGCCTTCTTCATCTTCGGTTAAAACAGTCGCATCACTTGGTACGGTTACATCAGATGGAATTGCATGAGATTCATAACTATGAAAAATATCTTCACCATCTTCAACTGTTTCAGTCCAATTAATAACATTGTGTTCATCTAAAATAAAGCGATCAAAGTCATCTGAAATATATTTTCCCTGCCATTTATTCCACGCTGCATTTCCTATTGACATAGATGCTTTACTGGGTTCTTTGGGTCTAACAACGCCCATAATATTAGCAACAGGATCGCTTGAAGTAGCAGCTCTTACTTTATTATTTTCAAGAACTACAGTAGTACCTACAGGAATAGCCGATCCAGTGCTTGATTCAAAATATTCTGCATAATCAGCTCCGTTGTTATTCCAAGAACCATCTGCAAAAGCATTACCATCACCTCTTATCGTAAACTCACGATCAGCACTTGACGCATGACCTGAATCAAAAGCCATGAAGTTATAACCTGAATTTGCTGACCTAGACCAATGAAATTTATGTCCATCAGAAGAGTAACTGGTATTTGTAGCTTCAACTAACTCTGTTAAAGAGTTACTTGCCGATTGTGTAATTTTAAATCTACCTGTAGTCCTTGATCCACTACTTTCAGTTCTAAATTTTTCTGATTGATTATGATATAACTGAACCTCTCCATCAGGAATAGCATAAATTAACGGCTCGCCATCTCCTTTTTGTAATCTAATTGCACTATTGCTTCTTATATGTAAAAAACCAGTGGTATTTGTAATATAAGTATGACTTCCGTCATGCTTAAGCTGAAGATCATCTGAATTTCCGATTTGAAGAACACCATTATCGGGTAAATCTATATTATTAACGAACAGATCACCGACTCTTAATGAAACTGATCCTATATTATAAGTGGAATTAGCTTGTGGAATAAAATGGCCGCTGGAATTGATATGCCATCTATCTGGTGCGGCACCATGTCTAAACCTAATTCCATTTGAACCACCTTGTACATATAAAGCATTGTCGTGCATTTGAAGCTTTCCAGCGTGATTACCTGACCAAGATCCATTTGAAAATCTAATATCACTATTGCCGTTAATGGATACAGCACCAGCACCACCAGAAAAAGTAATATCTCCAGAGGCTTCATCTGCTGTATCTGATCTTAAAAGACTTGCACCTTGTATGCCATCTACTGTGTCAGAATCGAGCCCACTTCCACTCCCGTCGTTCCCAGCATGAAAAACCTTGTTACCTCGCCATGTTAAAGCGTCATTACCACCACCAATAATTAACTGGTTTGTAGAATCATTGTTCCCATTTCTTATATAAACATTGTAGCCAGTTGTTGCTGAAATATATGTATGATCATCAGAACTAATCATCATATATTCAGCTCCACTCTGGTTTGAGTGAAAAATACCTTTGAAAGAATTACTATACGCCCAAGTACCGACTTCTAAACCATTAATTGTTAAATTTGAAGATGCTGAATCCGTAGCGTCAGATCTTAAAAAACTACCTGCGTGTATTCCATCTACAGTGTCGGAGTCCAATCCACTTCCCGACCCATCATTAGAGGTGTCAAAAAATCCTAGCCCTCTAATATCAGCAGCAGTTTGATCGGCAGTAGCTCCATTTTCTACGTTTATTATTGTACGAACTTCTGCTGCTGTTAGTTCTTTCGGAACTGCGTTTCCACTATCATTTCCAACAATTCTGTTTGATGTGATAACTTCTAGCTTTGACAAAGATATAGCAGCATTTGAAGCTACATTAGAATTTGAAACAGACGTTATATATCCTGCTCCGTTTGTTATTGCATTATTATTAAGAGATATATTTGCTGACCCATCAAAAGAAACACCAGCTATGGTTCGTGCTGTAGCAAGTTTTGTGGCTGTAGAAGCGTTGCCAGATAAAGCACCACTAAATGTACCTGCTGTTAAAGTGTTAGCACTTGGATTGTAAGTAAAGGCTGAATCTGTCTCACAACCTTGCGTTCCAGTTGCCCCATCAACAAACAATGGGAAAACAGTTTCATCAGCACTGTTATTAGCATTGACATGAACATTTTGACTTAATTCTATTGTTGGTAATCTAGCTGCTGCTAAAGTTCCAGATGAAATATTTGAGGCGTTTGTGGTATCTGTAGTAGCTGAACTTGAAAGACTAAGCATAGTTCTTACCTCTGACGCATCTAGCCCTTGCAAACTGCCAGTGCCACTTGCTATCCTTCCAGCAATTCTGTCTTGACCAAAATTTTGGATCTTATCTACTGTTACTGCATCATCAGCAATTTTGTCAGTAGTTACTGCTCCATTAGCTAATTTAACTGTTTGTACAGCCCCATCTGCTATCTTTACAGCACCTACAGCCTGATTATCAATAGTAAAAGTTGCACCGCTATTGCTAACAGTAATATCTCCTTTGTCTCCATCAGATACACCAGCCTGTGCACCTATTTCAGCTATATTTCCATCATCTTTTTTAGTAAATAATTGACCTGAATCTGTCCGTAAAGCTACTTCTCCTACTACTAAATCACTTGACCCTGGATCGCTACCGCTTCCCCTTTTGAGCCTGATGGTATTTGCCATTGGTTCACCTCCTTATAAATTAATTTTAGTAAGTACCCCCATTAATGTCGAACCCAGAAGTAGAACCATCTTCTAAAAATGTAACCAAATCAGACAAATCAACCTGTTTCATTGTTCCGTTGTCATTTATAACCACATGATCTCCTGTAGCAAGAGTCGTTGAAGTAGAAGATGTATTACCATCACAAACTGTGTTCAACTCTGTAGTATTAGCTGTTATGCCATCCATCACGTTCAATTCGTTGGCATTTGCCGTCACACCGTCAAGGATATTTAACTCAGCAGTCGTTACTGTCGCTCCATCAAGAATAGCCACTTCAGTTGATGTTAATGCAGCTAACGCAGCAGAAGCACCTGATTGGCAACCAGACAAATTATCAAGATCTGCGTCATAAGCTTGTACATCAGAACCTATTGCAAGCCCTAATGCAGTTCTTGCTGCACTTGCAGAAGTAGCTCCAGTACCACCGTCTGAGATTGCAAGAGTTCCTGTAATTGAACTTGCTCCAAGATCAACAGCCATTTCTGATGACTCAATTTTGATTCCACCATTAGTTTTTAAATCGACAGTTAAAGTGTTGCCAGATTTATTTAATCCAGCACCAGCAGTAATTTGACCAGCACCAGAGAACTGAGCAAAGGCTAAATTATTTGTTCCAACAACAGCACTTCCTTTATTAGAAGTACAAACAAAACCATTTTCTGCGTTTACTGTTCCTTGTTCTACAAATACAAAAGCACCAGCAGCATCAGCACCAGTAGCTAAATCATCAGCTCTTGTAGGTGCTCCTGAAGCATTAACAGTATAAATACCATTTTCTGTTGCAGTATTTTGGTCTTTAAGAAGTATTCTGTCATTAGTTGATAATGTAATTCCATCTATACTCTGACCATTAGCAAATGCAGAAGCTAAAGTTCCATTTGTTGTAGTTGTTGCTTTTACAGAATCTTTTACATCTAAACCTTGAGCAACTCCATCTACATAGCCTTTATTTGCAGCGTCAGCATCAGCAGTAGGATCTGCTAAACTTGTTATTTTTTGACTATTAAATGAAACTGATCCAGTTGGAGCAGTCATCTGATCTAATCTATTTGTCCTAACACCTGCATCAAAATCACTTATTTTAGTGTGAGCCAATGAAGGAATATCAGCAGCAACTAAACTCCTAAACGTAGGTGCAGCAGCAGATCCAGTTGTAGGCCCACTTAATATAGTATTTGCTGTTCTTGTATCTGTTTTATTAAAAAATGCACCAGCACCACCAATAGTAATTATTGAGCTGGCAGCAGGAGGTGTACTACCATCATCACCAAAACCATAATATAGTTTCAGATCATTTTCGTTAAACGCTAACTCTGAAGGAGACAAACTTGAAGGAGCACCAGCCGATCCACTAGCTGATCTTTTTTTAATTCTTATAGTGTTGGACATGGCTTAAAAATTTCCCCCATTAACAAGTGTAAGTTTGGTAGTTGTTGCATCTGCTTTAAATGTAGCAGAACTTGAGTCATAGTACACCACAGATCCATCAACTTTACCTGTTTCGTCTAAGTCAAGACCTTTAGGACCTGCTGGCCCTCTAGTAGCAACTGTGACAACAGTTGAATCTCCTTCATTTACTGTTACAGTATTTTTTGTAGTGGTAATATTTACTGAAGTCATGCAGTGTAGCCCTCACTCATAAATATATTACCTTCTAAATAATACTCTTTAAGACCATTAGTATCTGTAAGTAATACATCATATTTAAGAATATTTGGACTAAAAGTAGCAGTTTGCACATCTGTAAGAGCTAAATCAACTGTTCCACCAGTTCTACTTGTATAAGTAATTCCAAAATCAGCATATTTTGTGGTGCGTGTTTCTTCCCAAACTTGTGCTGCTACCGTATACCCTGTTAAATCAATAGCCGCATTATTCGAGTCTTTAAAAACAAGCTGAATATTATGATCTGATCTTCGTTGAACAGTCATATTGTATGTGCCAGGTGTTATTGCCATAATTAAACTTTTATTATATACATCATAGCGATATTACGAGGTCTACCCTCCCCTGCATTACCACGAGCACCAGTGACTCCTATGACACTGTGGCTGTGCGATACATCTATTCCAAGAGTTCCAGTTGGTGAAGTATCAGGATTACCTGGTGTTGGAAAGCCGTTTGTATTACTACCTTTAGTAAAGACTCCACTTACGATACCCCCAGTAAAAGTTTCTGAAATTAAGGTGGCTTCACCCGTTAAATCAGGTCTATTTGTATTTATATCAACTGTGTGATCGTGTAATAAGTTAACGCTGGCTTGAAACGTACCAATGCCTCTGCCAGGATCTGTTCCTTTGCCGCCATCAAAACCTCTAATAAATTCTCCTCTTAAATCAGGCACTCTAAATGTTGAGCTAGTTGGAGCACCATATCTAGTTCCAATTACATTAAATAGAGCTGCAAATGTTGTTCTAGAAAGTTCTGTACCATTACACTCCACATAACCATCTGGTATGCCGTTGCTTTGATAGCCAGCTCCTGAAGCTTGTGTATCGGGCAAAGCGAAAATAACTCCTGTTGGAACACCAGCAATAAGTTGAAAACTTAGATTACCTGAAGAGTCTGTTCTCATAAACCCTCCATCAGTAATAGTTGCTGGCAATCTGTAAGTTAAATTAGTACCTACAGTATCGGGAGACCTTAAAACAATATGCCTACTATTGTCAGCATCATTTAAGTATAGTCCTCTTGTTGATCCTCCTATAGCATGGACAAATAATCCAGCATTTTCAATAGTAGATATATGAGAACCACCAACAGTAAAGCCAATTTTATCTTGATTGGCCTGAAAGAAACCTGTGTCCTGATCCCCGCTAAAACCGACAGAAGGACTTGCACTGGTTCCCGTTTTTACAGTAATCTGACCTGACATCGTGCCACCTGCTACTGGCAGTAAACCTAAATTTGCAGTATTAACAGGACCAATAGTTGTAAAACCGTTATTAGCTGAGTTTCTTATTTTTAAATTATTACTATCATTCGTATCCACATAAAGCATAAATGCTTCTGGACTACTAGGATCAGTACCACCACTATTAAGAGTTTTTATTGCCTCAAGAATATCATTTAACTCACTTCTTACAGAGGCAGCAGAAGCATTAGCTACGTTATAGTCTGATACTTGAGCCATTTAAAAAATACTTTTCTCCATATTACACCCCTTTGCCGTATCCAACAGCCTGAAATGTAAATTTTTTATCTATTGGTTGGTTACTGCTGTTTAAAATTTTAATATTAAATCCTGTGCCAGTAACAATACTTCCAGCAGCGTTAAGAAAATCACCGTTACTATTCGTTTTTATTACAAAAAATTCTCCTAAAGCGGCTCCCATAATTGTTATGCCAACTGAAGGTTTGAATTGATTAGATGATCCTGTGAAAAATGGATTAGCAAAAGTAACATCCAAACCATTTGCATTTGTTCCAGAGTCTATAGGAGCTGTTGATGTACCGCCTCCTGTTTGATAACCTCTTTCAGTGCGAGATTCAAATTCTGCTGTTAGCCCTGCTCTTTGCACGTTCATATTTTGTCCGATATTTGTAGTTTCTAAAAGCAGCCTAAACTTAAATCTGTGTCCTTTAAAAGTTCCATTAGCAAAATTATTATATGGACCGAAACTACCTGAAGCCGCTTGTGATGTTGCTACTTGTATTTGACAGTTAACCTCGTCTGCCGCATCTCCATCAAAGTTACCATTAATTGCATAATTATCCCATAAGGCTCCTTCTGGAATAAGTGTTTCTATATCTGTGCCTATAAGAAAACCAACAGACCTTATAATTCTTTTTAAATCAACTGAAAATACTCCACCTAAATTCAAACTATTTGAAAATTCATATATACCTTTTTTACCTCTATCAATACTGACATTACCGCTAGTTAGCAATGATTTACTTGCTGTTACTGTAAGAGTATTTGCATTAGGAGTAGAAACAACATCGTGATCTGTACTAAAACTATCTCCTGTTGTGAAATTAAATCTTAAATTTTCGCCAACAGCAATACCATGATTAGCAACTGTACAAGTAATAAGCGTTCCTTCTCCACTACTGCCATTATTTTGCACATAAGTTCCCGTTTTAACGACACTAGGATCAGTTAATTGTAAAGCATCTGTTCCTCCTGAATTTGCATCACTAAAAGTAGTGTTAATTTTAGTTCCTTGAAATTTAGGATTCGTTAAATCTTCTCTAACATTTGATCCATCTAAAATTATTTGTGTGTCAATTACGTCAGGCAAATCTTGTATTACACTTGCTTCACCAGTACTGAAATTTCCTTGGTCATCTTGGAATTTTAAAATGTATTCTCCTTCCAAAGATGGAACAACGACATCTGTACTATTACCAGCTAATGCACTAATAAGATCGACGGAACTTGAAAACGTAGCAGTTCCATCCGCAATGTTACTGTGCCTTACATAAACCCGACCACCATGTAATACATCAGCGTCAACAGATTGAGTCCATCTTAATCTGACCAGTTTATTAGTTACTGGTTCCATTGTTAAATTCTGCACATCGCCAGGAGGTGCTGTTTTACCAACAGCGTTAAATGTTATATCTGATGAAGTTGGAGATAAATTAAGTGCTGCATTAAAAGAAAATACTTTAAACTCATAAACTCCTGCTTCCGTTCCAATGAGTTCAAAATCAGGTCGAAATACTACTTCATTTACCCAGTTCGTGCTGTTAAATCTATATTGAACAAGATACTGACTTACACCTGTAACTGAAACCCAAGATACTATTATTTTTGTAACAGCAAGTTTGTTTATAACAGCAACTATTTCCGATGCCTGTACGTTACCTGGAGGGTTTTTGGGTTCGTTTAATAAAGATATATTTCTTGCAGGTAAACTAATACCTGCCATTGAATCAATAGCTGCATATTTTGGACTCTCACCCGTTATATAGTTGTAATTGTATTTAAGTGCTGTAATTGCATAATTAATGCCATCTTGTTCTTCTATACTTATTACTCTAAAAGTCTGTGCTTCTAAAGTTGCACTTTGTAGTAACCATATAGAATTTACATTTGGTGTTGTAGACAAAGCTGATCCTAGTCTTATCAAACCATCAACAACACTTGTTACTACTTTTGTCTCAACAGTTCCATCGGGTAATATAACACTGCATTTTTGATCTGATCCCGTAAACGTATTAAGATCTAACTGATTATCAACAGTTATAGTTGTAGTTGTAGCTGATTTAATTCTTCCAGATCTTCTTTCACCACCACGAACAGGATCATTTACAGAAATTACACTTCCTGGTCTTACGATTGCACCAGCATCTATTGAAGTTGTAAAATTTACAACCTCCGTTTCTTGTTCCTCACTTAGTAATATTGCTTTTCCTAACCTTCGTGCTTGTCCTCTCGATGTACAAGCAAATGCTTTTATCTCCTTTTTCACAATTCCTAGTTTGGCTTGTCTATCAATATCTTCCTGCAAAACATTAGGACCACTTACATCATCTCCAACAACTTCATAATCTATTTCTCTGCTATCCATATTAAAATAACTTACAGCAATAACAGAGTGTCTTTGTTTTAAACTGCTACCAGAATATGAAAAGCCATCTTTGCCAACATTAGATAAACTAAACAAATAACTTGGGTCAGTTGGTGCATCTTGAGCAAGACTTATTGAGCCTTCAGACCATATAGGAAAACATCTCATAACACCTGCTAATTCATTTATCAGTTTGTACGCATCTATAGATCCTTGTAAATTTACATTGCAACCAAATCTCGGTTCTCTCGCACCAAAACCATCGTCTACTAAAGCACTTGCATATCTACTAGCTTGTACAAAGCTAAATAAATCTAAATTGCTCTCTTTAATAAAGGTTCCGAATCCATATCTTTCAGTAGTAAGAAGGTCAAGCAGCACCATCGCAGGATCACTACACCATTGAGCCGATGTCATATTGCCGTTAAAAATGTACCCTTCTGGATAGTGTATAAATCCAAAACTACTACAAGTAGGAAGATTTAAACTGTCTGCAACATCTTGATTTGTTACAACAGTTGGCGTCAAACCACCGTTTGCTGCTGGTATTTTTACTTTTATACCACGAATACGAAAAGCTCTTTTTGGTACAGCACTAAATTGTTCAGAATCTAGTCTTAAATGTGAATACGCACTATTTGGATATGTTTGTACATCATCAATCAATAAAAAAATACCACTTACAAAAAAAGTATCTATAATTTTTCCACCTGATTCACGATCATCTGTAAGACGTTCAACTTTAATATTTGCTGAACTGTATCCATCAGGTAGATCAACTCTGTAATCTTTTTGGTAAGTATCAGCAGTTCTTCCAGTTATAGTGTCTCTAAGTTTTTCAGTATGACTCGTTTCACTATTTACTCTTAAAGAAATTTTTAATTCAACTGAAGAACCAAGTAAATCTCCATTATCTTCAGCTTTTTGTATCTGAGGAAAACTAACAGTTATTCTTACTGCGTTTTTTCCTGTAGGTAAGTCTCTTGAAACAGCAGTAGCCTTAGTACATATTACTCTACTAAAATTGGTTAAAGGACTTTGTGATTGCTGTATTCCTGAAATATGGCTTTGATTAGCTTCACCAAAACGGGGTACAAATGTTACATTTTGAAAGTTAAATTTATCTGCCTCTGGAGTTGTTTCATTGGCATCAGATTGAAGAATAGGAGTGTTATCTAAAAATATATCCTTTAATGCAGCATTATTATATGTTGCTGTATGTTTGGTATGACCTGCTTTTGATGGCGTAGCAAAACCTTCTATTTCACCTTCTGACAATAAATCCTGAATACTTGCAAACTGTCTGCTATTTAAAGTATCAGGAGCACGAGTTGGATTTCTTGGTCTACCAAATACACCTCCTGATCCTCTAATGATTTTCTTTGTCATGCCGTTACCTGATCTGTGTCAATACCCGCAGAAATTACTACCGATCCAGTAATAATTTCTCCGTACACAATGGGATGAGTTGTACCTGCTCTTGTTGTATTTTGTATTCCAGAAAAATTAAATGATATACGAGGATCTTCTTCATCTATAGAAGTATCGACTGGAAATAGCATATCTGATACTCCACCTATAACTAAGGCCGATCCTATACCAAATGCAGCTTTAGTAAAACCACTTGCTCCTGCAAGAGATTTTCCAAGACCTCCAGCAAAAGTTAAACCACCAAAAGCAAAAGCACCCCCAATTAATGCAGCACCTAGTAATATTTTTCCCAAGTTTCCACCAGCACCACTAATTATAGGAACTATGTTTATATCTGATTGACCGATAGGATCATGTAATTGAGTTTCATCAATGTCATAATCATCAACAATAACCTTATAATGCCTATTTGCCATATGTGCTTCTAATTTTGGAAAGTTACTAACAAGAAAACGTATTGCATCAGCAGTAGAATTTACAACAGCATCAAGTTCTTTATGACCTACAAAGTCAGCTAGTTCTCCATATAATTTAACTTTTCTGAGCATAGCGATACCTCTTACCAGTACATTTTAACAACCACTCAGAATATGGCTCTCTACAAGATAGTCTACCTGCTAAATGATGTAAAATCATATCTCCAAGAAAAATACCAACATGATTTAAAGTTGGGTGCATTATTGACATTAATAATACATCTCCTTTCTGTAGAGATTCATCAGATCTTAACTCTCTAAACCCTGTTCGCCAAGCATAATCCTCAAATAAAGGATTATGTAAAAATTCTTCTGGTGTCATAGTCCTTGCATAATCTTTTAATTCTATATTTTTCTTTTGTTTATACCAATCAACAACTAAACTCCAGCAGTCAGTTACACCCCATACCCACGGTCTGCCTAATAATTCTGGAACGTAACCTTCTGGCTTACATTCTCCCCACTCTTCTGTTTTTGGATTGACAATATACCAAGGTAATTTACTATGCTCACAACTTATTCTATCGGCTTGACTCGGTAAAGGATCTGTATTTGGGTGACTATGAACTATGGCAATAATATCTCCGAGATTATCTGCTTTTACATAATCTTCTGGATTCAAAATAAACTCTTGATGACTTGTTATAGCTAAATTTTGACAAGGATAATACTTTTGTTTTCCTTTAATATTTAGTAAAAGTCCAACAGCTTCTTTAGGATCTTGGTCTTTTGCATGAACCAATGCGTCATCTTTCCAACTCATTGTGTAAACGTACCAATACTAGGAAATAAAGCACGGGTACATTGACGTTTAGGTGCTCTAACTCCCGCCATATCAATAGCTGCTGCTAATTCAAATTCCACTATCTCTCTATTTTCTGTTGATTTTCGATCTATTTTATATATTTGACGTTTAAATTCTGCTGTAGTATCTGGTGTACCTAAAGGGTTGATATTTCCTGGAAAATTTTGAGGGTCAAGAAATCTTGCCATTGTTCTTATTCTTGTAACAGTAGCACCTGTTAAATCGTTACCAGTAGTTGTTTGATTAACACTTAAAAGAATTGCAGATATTGTTCCAAATGCGTTACTTACGATAAGTCTTGGCCTTGGAATTTGACCACGTTTGTATGCAAAACCTGTAGCTTCTATTGGAAATCTAAGATAGGAATTACCAGCCCATATAATTTCACCGTTTGCGTTTAAGTTTGATCCTGCATGAAATCTGTAAATTGTGTTTGCACCATGTAAAGCTGTGTCTAGTTGCAAAACAAATAACTCAATAATTGCAGAAGGGTTTATCTTTTGAACTTCACTAAATACAGGAGCAGTGCTCATGGCTCAAACACCTCTCTAAAAGTTGCTTGTATTGTTGCTCTGTTTAAATATGGAATTGATTTACTCCATGTTTCACAAACGAACTTAGATGAACTAGCTTCTCCTGGTGGTTGAAAATCAAAACTAGCACTATCATTTGCTCTTGCATCTAAAAATGTTTCTATTGTATCTGCGTCTGTTTCTGAAACTTCAAAAGTAAAATTAAATACTTTTGGATTTTGATGCTGTGCTAATCCAAATAATATCCTATGTTCATAGCCGTCAGCAAAACGTACTGTTCTAGTATTTGGTGCGGATCTTTTTTGTTGCCCGTATTTAGGAGTGATAGAGGGAAATGTAGCCATTATGAGAGTAAGCCTCCAGGTCTTTTCTGTTCTAATAATTCAGATTGTACTGCAACTGATATAAGACGACCAAGTTCTCTTCCTCTATCTTCATCTCCTTCAACAGAAGAACCAGAAGCATCTACATTTACAACTACATTTGTAGAACCTCCTAACTGATTGTTTGGGATTATAGTTCCTGCTCTATCAGGTACAAATAATTCTGGCCCTTTTTCTCCTACGATTGAAGCCTTACCTACAGGTGGCCTACCTCCATTTGCAAATCCAGGAATACCTATAGCTCCTAAGAAAGAATTAACACCAAACTGTAAAAGTGATCTTTGAATTTGTGCAAATACACTACTGGCAACATCTCCAAGTGTTTTGGTTCCATTTATTGCACCTTCAAGAGCATCTACTATTCCTGTTTCTATACTGCTGGCAATACTGTCATACAGGTTTTTTACCTTTTGTATTTCTTCTTGCTCTTTAGCTAACACATCTAATTTATCTAATTTTTTCTTTATCTCATCTTCAGTTATGTCTACAGTGCCTTTCATTATTTCTTGTATTCTCATTTCAGTCTCAAACTCTTTTTCTGAAAGCGTATTTTTTAATGTAGCTTTTTCAATCTCTGCATCTAAATCTGCTAAACGATCTATACCTAGTTGTGCTTCTGGTGTTAATTTTTTACCAGATTTACCTTTAGAAATAACATTTGGTGTCTGTTTAAATCTTTTCAACATTTCTTCCATTATTGCTGTTGTAATCGGTCCAGAACTTTTACCTCTTGTTCCTCTTAATTCTTTTAATTGTTCTTCAAAAAATTCTTTTTGTGATCCTTTTAAACTTTTTCTAAACTCTCTAAATTGCCCTGCAGTTGCATCGGCAGATATACTCTTGTTTAAAAAACTTAATAAGTCAGCTAAAGGACCAGCTATGAACGCATCAAATTTAGTTTTTAATATTCCCATAAGTCTATTAAATTCACTAGATACCTCATTTAGTTTTTTTAAATTTTCTGTTCCTTTACTGCCTACTATTTGTTGATATTCATTAGATAATAAATTATTTAACTGCTGTACCTTTCCTTGCCTTTCTAATTGACGAGCTAGTTCTTCGGTTTCGTTTGATGTAAATAAAGATCGCTCTCTTGCAAGTTCTAACTTTCCATTCAAAGTACCCATCTTTTTAGCTGTTTCAAGAGATGCTTGACCAATTTTTTGTAGTTGAGAAACTAATGCCGTAGCTGCAATAGAACCAGCAAAACCACCTCCAGGACTAAGTGCCTCACCGATTCCACCACCAATAGCACCTGGTATGGCTTGTCCTAACCCTCCTCCAAATAACAAAGGAAAACCACCACCAATAGCAGCACTTTTTATAATGCTTCCTCGTCTACGCTTATCTAATTTTTGTTGTTTTTCTTTTTCCCTAGCTATTCTTTTTTCTTCAGCAACCCTTTCTTTTGCTAAACGTAGAGATTCTGCTTCTTGTAAAGTTAATAATTGTGCTTCTTTTACTAAATTTTTTGCAGTTTGAAACTTTCCAGCTTTAGCTAGTTGTTCTGCTTTATCTAATTTATTTCTTCTTTTTGCTGTTTCTAATCCAAATCTATCTAACTCGTTTAGTTTATTTCTTGTACTTTCAATAGATTTTAATACAGTTAATTCTCTTCCTCTTCTAAATATAGGATCCTTTTTATTTCTCTCTTTAGCTTCCTTTTCAAACTTCTTTAACTTACCTTTTAACTGGTTAAGTTCTTGCTCAAACTGTTGAGCATCTAGCTTGATATTAACTTCATAAATAGCATCGGCCATCTAATTATGTCGTTTAAGTTTGGATTCTTTTCCTATTCTGTCATATTCTGCCTTTTCTCGCTCACTTTTTAACTGTAAATATGAACTCCAATATATCAATTCCTCATAAGTTACCTTATTTCTAAAATCTTGCAGAGTATAACCTAGCTTTTCACATAAGAAAAACTGTAAAAACAAATTGTTATCTTCGTCAAGATGTACTTTTAGAGTTTACGGTATCTACCTCCTCCTCTACTCCTTGCATTTTTAACATCAAATCAGTAAGAACAGTTAAAGGAATTTCCCTTCTTAATGAAGCACGATCTCCTTCGTTAAATAACTTATTACCATTTTCATCTTCAGCTTTGTTCATTATTACTTGCAAAGCGTACTCTAGACTTTCAGTGTCATCAGCTTTATTCATTCCAACAAGTGTTTTATATATTGCTTCTCTATCTGCAATAGTTAAAGGCTTCCAGTAGATTTCTAAAATTACTACATTTTCTTTTTTAATAATGTAACGACTGCGGTTGTCGATACAAAATGCTTCTTTTAGCTTGTCAATAGCTCTTTTGTCGGCCATAAATTAATTTTTTGTACTACTCTAATATACCTTAAGATTGCTTATCTGGCTTAAAACCAGCAGAGAAAAAACCTTTAGTTATATCAGTCTTAAGAAAAGCATTATGCTCTGTGTAAACTTTATACCAGTTTGGGTTGCGATCTCTAGAAGTTAACTGATGCCTTTTTCCATGTTGCTCATAAGTTACTGGATTTCCTTGTGTATCAGGCATTGTGGCATTAGGTCTGTTTACAGCAAAACCAGCATACTTAGCTTCGTTTCCTATATATATGTGACTGTTTAAACCTATTGCTGGTATATCGGGTAAACCTGGTACTCTACCCATTTTTCCTGGGTATTCAACTGTATCCATAAACCAAGTCATAGGTGCTTCTCCTGCTCCACCTGTTGTTCTTTGTGCTTTACTACTCGGAGGAGAACATTGAACTTCATTATTGTTTGCCCTGTCATTAAATTGACTTGGTAGTTGTTGGTCTTTACGTTCTCTTTTTTTATCTTGTGTAGGTTTTACAGGACTTGTAGATACTTTCCAGCTTTTAGCAAAATGACCTGACCACCATGGGCCATCACTTTGAAGTCCATAAACTATTCTTGCTGCTGCGTTTGACCTAGCAGTTTCAGCTATTTGCCTTAAATCATCTGGCAACTGTGTGATAGGTCTACGTTTTCTACCCATTGGCACTAAAGTTGCAACTTACAACACTAAGAAAGTGGCTATCACCCTCTGTAGTTACTGCTGTCGGTCCTACAATTTGTGTAACCCTAGGACTACATGAAAATTTATCTACATAAGTAGATGTATTAATAGAAGTTAATCCTGTTATCACTGTCTCTGATATAGCAGATGCAATAGCAGATCCTTTGTGCGGAGGTGTCATTACACCGCATCTAACTGAACCTTGATAATACGTCTGGGCTGCTCCTTGTGGTTGAGCAGTAGCCTGGTTGAAGTTTATATTTACCATTACATATTTTTTATTTTTCCCTGGAGTGGTAAAAGGAGTATTGTCAAAAACTACAGTTACACTTGGATCGGATTCTGTAACAGCATCTTGTATAGCTGTTTCAATAGCTGCTCTCGCATTTACTAAAGTCATTAGAATACAATCCTCAAACGAAATAAATACTCTTGACCACCTTTTAGTGTTCTAATATCCATTATTTTAGCAAATCTGGTTGAACCAGAAAAAGTTAATTTTACTTCGTCTTGGAGTACAGGTTGGCTATCTCCAATTTGATCGGGAGTAATATATAATCTTGCAGTGTTTTCTTGAAATCCACTTTCCTCATCTGAATCAACAAATTCTATAGGAGTTTTAAAAGTGTATTCAGTATCTACTGTGTGATATTCTCCCGTTTCATTGTTATAACTTGATACTCCTTTTCGTATGTATGTAATCTCATTATCTAAAGAAACTCCAAGTTGAGCAACAACTTGTTTTGCAATACTTCTAAATGCTGAGTCTAATTGTCCTGCCATTATCCTCTAACCGCCCTTAGTTGAAAAGTTCCTGCTCCACCTAGCATATATGCTCCAAGATAACTTTGTAACCATGGGTAAACATCTAAAATATTATTTATTGATCCTGTTCCCTGACTTGCGGTATTGTATTTAACTTCAATATCTCCTAGCTTTACTTCAGAAAAGTTGCCATCTTTTCCAGTTGTTCCAGTAATAGCACCAGTGTCATTTGCTAATGCTCTAGCTAATTCATATTGTGCGTACTTAATATTATTTGGAATAGTACTACAAGACAGTTCAACTCTATCTACTTGATAATTTGTTCTAGGAAACTTCAATGCCTGATTTTCATCACATCTATCTCCTTGATATACAAAAGTATCTATCCATCTTGTAGCTGCTATTAATGATCTATTTTTTTGATCGTCTGTTTTATTTGTCCAGGTACTTGAATCAGGTACAGTTTCAAAGTAACTATTAGCTTCTGTCAATGTGACATAACTATTTGCAGTTTCACTTTTTATAGTTGCATTTATGGTAGCTGCCACGATTGATAAAGTAATTTAGTTTTATTGTAGCGTAAAGAAAAAACCCCACCAATATTAGGTGAGGTTTGATGACCACATTTTAATCTTAATAAAAATTAAGACTTAAGACCATTGGACAATGGTGTGTTTACAAAGATCTCAACCATAGGAATTTGGTCGATGTCGTAAGTTACACCCCAGTTTGATCCAGTTCTAAGTGCTGAGTTGGCAGGGTTATCAGCAGCGTTTGTCCACTTAGTTCCCATAACGTGATAAGCACTATGGTAGTCAACAGACATAACATCTTGC